CGGAAGCAACCACTAAAAGGGTCACTCCCGCATTCGCCAGAAACATTGTTAAAAGATCTGCCACTGTGGCCCCGCAAAGAATTGAAGTGCGATTAGTAAAAGCACAACACCAAACAGTATTGGTATTACACCGTCTTGTTTTGGCTTCTCTCGAACTACCAGTACCCTGAACCCTCCGATAAGAAATAGAAGTCCAAGTAGAACGAGCATAGTTGGAAAGGTAACCATTTACTTTCCTTCCAGTCTATCGAAGAGTGACCTGATGCGTTTCATTGCAACAGGGTGAACTTTATAGTCATACTCAATGGTAGCCAGCTCTCCTTCGATCCAGTCACGCTCAGTGAGAATGTCGTACTCGCTGACAGGGTCAGGGATTTCGTCAACAGCCACCTCAGCCTTTTCGGCGAGGATCTTCTTGACCATTTCCTCACCCTTTTTACTTACGAGATACTGTGTGCTGACACCACCTGTAATGAGTGGATTGACAGCGTTCTTGTTCATGTAACCTGAGTGACACAGAACCTCTAGACCCTGGCCCATAGCAGCGCCCCAAGGTAATCCAGGGTTATCGGAGGCCACGTCCACAAGAAGTCTCTCTTCGTAGTCTGTTAGTGCTATTGACATAGTAATCTCCCTTGTTTTCAGTTAAAGTTCAGGCGAGAGTAGCCCTTGCCCAGGTACGTAATCGATTTCAACGCAAGCAATACGTCCACGAAAAGAATCTTTGGCAGCTTGATCAGCTTCACCTTTGGTACGGTGGTAGGCGGTGTTGCGTAAGATGTTGACCCAGACCTTACGAGAGCCTGCGTCATTGACGATACGAAGCTCTTCGGAAACGATATCTTCTTGGGCAGTATCCAGTATAGCAAATTCACCGTAGTCATTCATTCGGATGACGACGCTCTCTTCACCGACCTTGATGATACCCACTTTGTTGAAGTTTCCACCAATGTCCGTAGCAAGCAGGTACACATTGTGTCCTTGATTAGTTACAAGCTTCTCTGTCCAGTCGATTGTCATTTTCAATGTACTCCTGATTGTTTCAGTTTTATGGGTGAGCGATCATAACAATCACTCACCCATAACGATTTAACTAGTAAGATCAACGATCTCACATACACCAGCTACACAAGCCATTGTACCGGCTCCTGCAGTCATGTCTTGGTCTTCGAATTCACCGAGTTTTACCCAATCGACATTTTTCGGCATCATCTTGATCAGATCTTCGTACTCATCTTCAAAGATCTCCTGGTACGGAGCTTGACGATAAGTATGATCAGAGTACGGTAAGAAGCTCACTCCAGAGATTTCATCGAAGTGCTCCCATACCCAAGCGCCAACGGCCAGCCATTCTTCGTCCCGAACGTACACTGTGATGGAGGGTTTATGCTCACACCAGTGACGTTGATAAACCAGCCATAGCTCTAGCTGCTGAAGTGCAGTCCGATCATTTCGGAAGATTGAACCCTTTGGTTTCTTCATAGGAAAGCTGAAGACCGACACGCTGCCAGGCTTCGTAACATCTTCTTCCCAGGGGAAGCCTACAGACTTCATATATTCACATAGAGGATCTTTGTCGTCGGCCCTCACAGTGCGAATATAGTGCTCTGCGTATTCAGCATGGATACCCGATGGTGAGTTAACCAGTTGGCTAACAGTGCCAGAAGGCTTCACACAGGTCACAGCAGTTGATCTGGCGACACCAAGACGATCAGCCCACTCAGCATTAGTCGACACAGCAACATCGCACAGCTCGTCGAGGATGCCTGCGAGTCTGTCATCAGTGCCATCTAAATATCCAGATCCGTTCAAGATAGGGTGTTCCATAATGCCAGTGAGGGAGACACCCAACAGTGCTTCTTCTTTGGTGTTCTCAGCCCACTCTTTGCTCAGATACCTGAACTTAGTGAGTGATGACTGAAGAGTTCCAAAGATAGTAGCTAATCGAACCTTCTCTTTAAGGTCATCAATTGTATCGTCTTCGCGAACAACTACTTCAGAGAGGTTACAGAACTGTCTGTCTCGAAGGATAATCTCAGAGCAGGGGTTAGTACCGAACTCAAAGCAGGGGTCTCTACGACCATTCTTTGCCACTTGGCTTTGCGCCGCTTCACGGTTGAAGATGCCACGCTCTCCTGACTTGCTCTCAATAAGAGCTAGCCATTCGCGCATAAATACATCGACACCGGGGCGCTCATCATAGGCCACTGTATTATTGGCCAAGGCGTATTCAGGGTGTTCATTCCACCATTGACCTGACTTAGCATGACGCATACGCTCATCGCTGAGGTTGCTCAAGCTAATTAGGGCTGACCGTCGAACACCACCAACAACGATGATTTCAGCGATCTTACAGCAGAGGCCGTGGACTTCAATAGATGTTAGCTTACGTCCACGAGCGTTCTTGAACAGCATAATGGTGTACTTGAAGAGTTCCACCAGAGGCTCAGGGCCACTTGCACGACCACCGAAGGTTTTCAGAGGTGCACCTTTAGGGCGTACAGCGTCGACATTCCACTTAGGGACTTGCCCTGCATACAGCAGAGAAACCATTTCACGGAACGATGAGGCCCAACCTTCTTTACTGTCATCCACCACAAGCACAGAAGAACTCCGCACCATTTCGTCAGCGATGGTAGGTAATTGGTTCACTTCCTGGCGTTCACAAGAGAAACCTACTCCGGTGCCACAGGCCAGGATATACATCAGTTCGTCGAAGGCACGTACACGGTTGATAGCGAGGTAGCTACAGTTGAATCCTGCAACGTTATCGCGGTCAAGCGCCGGTCCTGCTGTCATTAGCGCACGCATAGAAGGCATTGATTTGAGGTTGTAGATAGCCGCATGTAGCTCGTCGTACTCGTCATCGTCGAAGTCAAACTTGTCATCGAAGAAGCTGATATAACGAGTTGCTGTTTCGGACCAAGTTTCACGTCTCTTTTCGTCGGGTAGCCAACGGGCGTATCGACTGAGTGCGATGAATTCTTGGTAGACTGTCGGTAATTGTTTTGCGGACATTATATCTCTTTTCTTTACTTTTTAACGGTGGGTGGGAGCGATGTTATACTTATCTGTTTAGGCTTCGGGCCGGACGACTGGTCTGTAACTTGTACAACCTTTGTCCTCGTGGCCTCGAATGAGTCTCCTGGCGGCTTATATGTTCCTGCGGACAACCTTCCGGTGTCGTAGTTGTACTCTGCCCCAGTGACAACGCCTGTCAGGCCGGTGAACCGACTTTTAAGTACACTCATCTTAATTGTGTTGCGAACCTTTTCATCCTCTGACACCATGTCTCTTGCAAAGGCAATGATGTCGAAGCTGATTTGTTTGATCGAGCCAGAGCCACGGATATCGTCGAGTGAGGGTAACTTACCTTCTTCGAATGATTGTGCACCTGACTGTACCTTTCTCAAGTGTGAGACAAGGCCGATCCAAATCGGGTAACGTTTGACAAGACGTAGTAGCGCATTCATAATCTTGTCTTGAGCTTCATTACCTGTAAGCTTTTCTACACCCTCTGATACGAGGATCGTTATATGATCGATAAAGAGATATTTGCAACCGGACAATGCCATGTATTCCAGTTGATCAATGATGGAGAGATCTCCGATACTACCTTGGTGGTCGAGCAAAATCACTCGATCACTCGCAAACACCTTATCGAAGCCAGGTTTAAGTTCTTCGATAGGTATTGTTTCGTTAGCGGAGTTTCTGTTGAGTACCATACTCGCCAGCTTTCTCGCAGTCTCTGCAGGGGATTCTTCTAGCGACACAACTCCGATGTTATCCTTGGTATTGTCAAGAATATGAAGCATAACCTCTCGGAGCATCGTTGACTTGCCTGAGCCTGTTCCTGAGATAAACAACGCTATCTCACCTTCACGCATACCCTTCAGTTTCCCGTTGAGCCCTTCCAGACAAGGTGGGTACTCGAAGGATTCCTTATTGTTGTATTCCACAAGGGCATCCCAAAGGGCGTCCTTACCGATGATACCAGAAGGTACAAACCTAGCGGCATCAAACAACAACTGCATAAGGCGCTGAGAACCATGTTTAACAAGAACCTCGCCCGCATCTTTCTCAGTGAGAGTTGCAATCTTTGCCTTGTCAAAGCCGACAATACGGGTGATTTCTTTTTCGGCCTTAGCGCCCGGCTCATCTTGATCCATGACAATAATAACTTCGTCAAAACTTCTTAGCCAGTCTCTATGCGCCAAGACAGAGTCTGTCATGGTGGAAGATGCAATTCCGACACAAGGATATACTCTACCATACTTGTCGAAGAGTGCCTGGGCTACGCTGAGAGTGTCCATTTCACCTTCACAGATGTAGACCCTCTTACCACCGGGGCTAAACTTCCGACGTCCAAACAGCTCATCGGATTTGTTAATCCATGTGAAGCTCTTTGGCATGTTTCTGACTTTGAAACTGGAATCGTTGTATGGATAGTAATGCGTGTCCACAATTCCTTCAGAGTTGTAAGAGACCTTCACACCGTAGAATTCATTGATCTCTACGTCCACCTTCCTGGCCGCAAAAGGTTTTGGCACGAAGGAATTTATTTCCTCTATAGAATTCATTTTTCTTTTCTGACTCCCTATTTGGATTTTCTTGGTGGTTGTTGTCTTAGTGAAACCTGAGTTACCACTAGCTTCTTCTACTTGGTCCTTGCTAAAAGTTCCAGAGCAGGAGAAGCAGAAGCCATCACCTTCCTCATATATTTGGAGGGCGTCACTGGAGCCACATTCATCAGTGTCAGGGCAGGGTTGATTTGGGGTTATTATCCTGGACAATATCGTCCTCCTTTTCTTTTGCCTCTTTCAGTGCTTTCTCTCGTCTAACTACACCCACAGAGTAGACGAAGCCAAACACGTAGAGGATCATGAGATCCATTTGAGTGTACTCGTTACGATAGACAATCTCCACAAAGAGATAGATCCATACAGCCATTGTCGATAACAGCACTGCCACATTAAATACTTTAGCCATCGAAAGTCTCCATTGCTATTGCTCGACGAAGTCGGTCCTTATGTCTGTCAGTGATACTCTCCTTAACATTCCAAGCAACCTTCTCAATCAGTCTGTTGTACCAGAGGTCACTAGTGGGCGCTTCTACGTGGCATAAGGACCACGTCTCTGAGTAAGAGAGTGTCCCTTTAGTTTGGTATTGCTCGATGCCGATGAAGCTGAACTGGCTACGAGGTCTCTCTTTGAACATTTCACCTAAGAGTTTTGAGGATGACGTATACTTCTTCCAGTTCGATTCTTTACCCTTATTGAGCTTACCGTGACCCCTAAACAATTTCTTGCCCAGGTAGAAGCGTCCCATGTAATCATCACGGATCACATAGATAAAACCCATCCCATCACCCATTTGCTCGTCAAACATCCAATGGCCGTTATTGAATTTTGACCGAGGCTTCGCCGTCTTTGGTATTATCATTCGAGACCCTTTATCTCTTTTACTACCGGCCACTGATCAGCGGTAAAGTAGTCATTCATGTGCGTCTGAATGTGGATTAGCTTTCCATTAATGAGCAGATGTTCGTACCACTCATCATCATAGGCACCCAGATAATAACTGACAATTTCCTCTTGAAACTCTTCGTCAGTTTCACAGTCAGCCAGAATCTTCTCCGCCTTCTTATCGCCAATCCCAGGAACCCCTGGGATATTGTCGGTAGGGTCCCCCTTGAGGATCTGCGTGTAGTAGTGTCTGCGCGCGAACTCCTCAGTCACAACAGTCATTTCTTTTTTCTTGACGTTGTAGTACTTACCAGGGATGCACTGTAGATCTTTATCATTGGAGCAGATGATGAAAGGCACACCATGCAGACGTGCTTCTTCAGCCCATATCCTAACAAA